CCTTCTTGAGGATGCGACCGCCTTGCCCGCTCGGCACCACCGCAATCAGATCAACCCCGAGCTCGGCAGCGAAGCTCCGTACCGCATCCGAAACGACGTATTGAGGCGCGGCAACAGGCTGAGCCATGTCGCGCGTGAGGTATGCGCCCCGGCCAAGCTTCTGCAGAACGACTGCATATCGCTCTTGCATTACCTGCTCTCGGCCGTTGCTGTGCTTGAACGTAACTTTCATGGTCTTCTCCGTGTCGCCTTGTAGAAGGGGCCGCAGTGCAGCCCCTTGAGCCAGACGGCTCGGTTATGCGCCCCAGTTGACGCCTGACAGGTACGCTACCGCTTGCGGGCGGCGCTTCTGCCAACGGACGTAGCGTTCGGCGCGGATCGCCAGTTGGTTGGTCTGGAACATGGACACAAGCTGAGCAGCAGTCGGCGTAGCGGTGGCTGCCGCGTCGTCCATGAAAATGGTTGCCTCCCGCGAGATATCGATATTCACCTGACCATCATCAGCAAGATAAATCTCGCTAGCGAACGCCAGGATGAACAGCGAGCCATTAGTGTCCGCCGGAACGTAGTTCGATACGATCACGGGCACGCCGTCAATCTCACCGGCACCGTTCAGCCGCACGCCGGGGAACTCGCGCGCACCCAGAGGATTGCGCAACAGCGACAGCGCGCGCGCGGTTTTGGCGTCAGTGATGTATACCGCGGTACCCGTCGGCAAGTTAGTCGCATCTGCAGTCGCCCACAGAGCAGCAATATCCGCGCGGATGCTGTCTGCGTCAGTGCCCGACGAAGTAATCGGAGTTACGCCGTTGGTTACCGATGCTGGCGATTCAGAAGAACCGGTGCCGACAGCTTTATCTGGATCGACAAAGTCAATATCCATGCGCTCGATAACCGCATCAGCCAGATCGTCGCGTGTCAGCTGGACGATCGCCGGGTCGCTGAAACGCTCCAGCTCTTCGGTCACGACAGAGATAGCGGCGATCTTCGCCCACTTCAGTTCAGTAGCTGCGTAGCTTGCCGAGGTAACTGGCTTGCGATAACCCTCACCAGTCCAGCCGGCAGTACCAGCGCCAGTCTTACCAGGAATTCGGCTATTGAAGGGAACCCGGCGCAGGGACGGAATTCCGGCCATACCGAATTGACCAACAATGGTTCGCGGGCGCAGGAACTCAATGAACTCACCAGAGATGTTCTGATAATCCACAAGATCGCCAGCCCAGGTTGGACTGGTAGTAGTGCCGGCGTTCACGGCCGCCTTCATGACGTTCTGCAGGCGGATGTCGCTGCCGAACTTGTTCTCAGCAAACGCCTTAGCACTACCAACATCACCCTTGGCGGCAAACATGGAAAGCGCGAATCGGGCGAAGGCTATACCGGGCTCGTCGTTCTTTACGTTTTTCACTACGGCCGGAGCCTTGACGCGCGCAGCTTCTTGCATGCCGGTTCGATCTTGAACTGGCGTAGCCTTCTCCAGGCTGGTCTTGGCCATTTTTTCCAGGCGACCAAGGTGCTTGTCGATGGCGGTGACTTCATCCTGCAGGGTGTCGTACTGCTCTTCCTGCTCGGCATCCAGGGTCTCGCCTGTCTCGGCGGACTTTTCCATGATGGCAACCATTTCGGCTGCCTTCGCTTCACGGGCTTCTTTGTAGCCTTTGATTTGCTCTTCGATGTTCATTGCATTGCCCTCCTGGGGCTTCGGTACTTTTAGGTTTTTGGTGATGCTTGCCGAAGCGCCGGCAGGTTTACCAATGCGCACAACCGTGGGCAGCTTCTTGCCTGACGCGGCCAGCTGCTCACGGTCGAACGATTTGATTGATGTGATGGTGGCTCCGGCATTTGCCGGAATAGTTACCGCAGAAAGCTCGTTCCAGCCCCAGCGGAGAAAGTGCACGCCGCCACTATCGAGCATGCTGTATTCCTTGGGGCTGAATCCAATTGAGAGGCCGCGGACGAGACCTGTTTTGATAGAGGCCCAAGCCTCTTGCAAGCGGGCTGTCATCTGCGCTGGCATATCTGCCGTGGGCGCGACCATCTGCGCAACGATCTCAATGCCGGCCTTCGTGACCTTGGCTTTGATCACATTGCCAATAGGCTCAATGTGGCGGTGCTGCCAGAGCAGCGGAACCGGTAGCGCGAACTCGGCGCCCTCCGGCTCTACAATGTCGCCGTCTCGGTCAGTTCCAGGGGTGCTGGCGATACCGGTAATCGTCCGGGTTTCGTCATCTACCGCCTTGATTTGAATGGTGCTGTAGGCGCGATTGACGCTATTCGCCAGCTTTTCCAGATCCATTTAGGACCTCCAGAAACGAGAAAACCCGCCGAAGCGGGTCTATTGGTTATTGCCTGGCGTTAGCCGAGCACGAACATTTGGAACTCTCTTTCCGGCTCGGCTTCGCTTGCGCCTGCAGCGCTCACGGCCATAGCCAGGGCAACCATGCCGTCAATTCGGCCGGTCGCTTTTGATTTGGTAAACTTCCTCCCGCCAGCGGGGTCGCTGACAGTTATCGCGTTCGCCGCACACATGGTCAGCACAGGATGCATCCCGTGTTTCAGCTGCTTCGATAACAGGCGTGATTCCAGCTCGCGCAGCGCGGGCGACATACTTACAAAGCCTTGGCCGAACTCTTTGAACTTGTCGATCTCTTCCGGCGTGAATCCGGCCCGCTCCAGCCAAGGCTTGAGAAAGCGCATGTTGTAGCGGTCAAAGTTGATGGTCTGGACATCATAATCATCGAAAACGCCGCGCAGGTACTCGGCAACGAATGCGTATTCGATAGCCCTGCCGGGCGTGGTTTCAAGCTGGCCGTCTCTGGCCCATACGTCATACGGAACCCGGTCATTGCGCGACTTCTCAGCAAGCCCGTCACCGGGTAGCCAGAAGGTGCAATCCACGTCGCCCTCTTCCGAGACCAGCACCAGGCCGGTTAAATCGTTGACGCTGGATAGATCAAGCCCGCCATAGACGCGCTTTCCGCGCATATCGTCAGGCTCGCCGCCGTTCTCACTCCAGACCGCACGACTAACGAAAGGACTGCGCGCCTCAACCCTCTGGTTGAGAATCAAATTCCTGTAGGCAGCTTCGCGGCTTGGCAGGCGCTTGGCATCAGCGGCCTGGCGCAAAACCTCTTCTTTGTTCATGAAGTCGTCAAAGTGCGGGTTGGCCGCCCTGATTGCTTTCTCGCTGAACGGATCAAGGTCCAGCGGCGCAGTGCACAGCTCAACCTTGTTTCGCGGGTCGGCACCAGTCAGCGCGTCATCGATCAACAGGCTAAGCAAGTCGGCATCCGTTGGCGCCTGAGTGCTGATGATGATAGACAGCGGCGACTCTTGCGCAGCGCTTGCAGTTTCCAAAGCCTCGTACAGCTGCGAGCGCGGCCCGACCACCTGCCCCAGCTCGTCGTGAATCACGAGCGCAGGGCTTAAGCCGAACTTGGTAGCAGCGTCAGCTGACAGCGCCTTGAAGAAGGTACCCAGCTCGCCACACAGCAACTCTTTGGCTGTGTCCCTGATGTTCACGTATTCAGAAAGGTCTGGGCTCATTCGCACGACCTTGGCCGCTAGCTCGAACAGGATGGCTGCCTGGTCCCTAGACTGCGCCGCGCTGTACAGCTGGCTATTTGGCCTGGCTTCCGGGCCACAAAGGTGCAGCAGCACCAGAAATGCTGATAAAGCGGTCTTCGCGTTCTTACGCGCCATCGAAAGGATGAATACGCGAGTCGGCGAATCATAGATGCGCTTGATCCATCGACGCTGATGCTTTGTCAGCTTCACCGCCTGGCCAACCATCTTGCCTTCGGGAATACAGCAGTGCCGCTCGATCCAGGCGATGTTGCGCTCTCCGCGCGTTAGTCGCTTTCGAGCTGCCACGGCTTACGCCCTTTGGTTGTTTGAACCGCTTTATCAGCCCTGACCAGGCTTTGCTGAGTCAACCGCATGGACCGGAGAAGCGCATTCATCGCGCGGGTCTCCCTCTCAAGCATTGCCCCTAACTTGTCAAAGCGCTTGAGCCCCTCATCATCAACCAGCCATTTTGGGTCGAAGCACTCCAGCTGCTGTGCGATCAGGTCTGACTGCACCTTGTGTCGGCAATACTGAGAAAGCATGCCAATGTGCTCGTCTCCGAACCAATCAGCAGGCCTTGCATTGGTCAAACTGACCCATACCCGCTTTTGCGCAGCAGTCAAACCGGCCGGCGGCGCAAGTCTGCGATCAATTCCAACAGGCGAGGCAACGGCCAGAGACGCTACGGATTTCTTCCCGCGCTCTGCCATTTCGCTTTCCTAAAATTCTACGGATTAATGAAAAGAGAGTTTCGGAGGCGGTCAGGTAATCGGCCTTAGAAAAGCCTTCCTCTACCCCCCCCTACCCTATGCTGCGAAATTCATCCCGACCTGCCCGAATGATGCGGGCCCTTTGAGCCTGTTGCATCGACTGCAGGCGCATGCCACGTTTCCCCATGTGTGAGTGCCGCCATCCGCGAGTGATACGACATGCTCTAGCTCAGGGGCTAGTGGGTGCTGCGTGCCTCGCTTTGACTTGAGGGTCTTGGCGCCACATATATGGCACCGCCAGCCGTCGCGCTCGAAAACCTTGATCGGCTCTATCCGCTCAACCTGGGTGGACTTCTTCAATGCTCTTCGCTTTGCGTCTCTGGCCCTGCGCGACTCACTCATAATCGGTGACGCTTTGACCTTCTCACGCTTGGCGACATTGCGACACTGAGCGGAACAGTAATGCTGACTCGACTGGGTCGCTGTGAAGCTGATCATGCAGGCGTCGCAGTCGCGAATTATGCCAACGCTTTGCCTGTCTCTCTTACGATATGAAGCCTTGCTGTATGCAGACCTGCTGCAGATCTCTGAGCACACCCTGTACTTGGTCTTCCTTGGCGTGCCGTCACCATTCAAGGTGGGAGCATAGTCAGCGCCACAACCATCGCATTTATATGTACACTTCAAACCATCCATCTTGATCCTCCGAAGATCAGCGGTGGTAGAAGCCCTGCCGGATGCCAGTCCGTCGGGGCTTCGTCTATTCTGCCCAGTGATGATTTGGGTCTATCGGTGATCCGCTCGCATCACACCCTGATATTACCCCAGTTTTCTCGAACATTTGCTTGTCCGAGTCGTGGCACGTCTTGCACAGTGGCTGCCAGTTCTTCTGATCCCAGAACAGCGACTGATCGCCTCTGTGTGGAACCTTGTGGTCAACCACAGTGGCCGCTGTAACTATCCCCTTGGCTTGGCAGTAGCAGCACAGCGGATGCTTGAACAGGAACCGCTCACGCTCTCTCTGCCACTTGCCACCGTAACCACGCTCTGCAGTGGTCTTGCCTGAACGCCAGCTCTCGCAGTCCGCTACCGCCATCTGACGCCCTTGCGCCATCTGCACCCGCGGCTTGACTGTGGTGAGCCTGCCCATCCTTACGCCAGCGTCCCATCAAGGTGGCGCACCGGCTGCTGGTCTTCATCAATGCCCTGGTCTTCACTCAACGCTTCGATCAATGTCAGCAGCAGCTCGTTGGTCTTGCGCTGCTCGGTCAAGATGAGATCAAGAGTGCCGGGCTGCACTTCTTCGTCAGAGAGCGTCGCCATTTCCATCTCCATAAGATCTATTGGCGGGTGGCTCTTCCACCATACGTTGTTGGGCCTTGGCGGGGTCTCTCTTACGTCCCTGACCATGCGCTCTCTCCCATGCAATACGTGCCCACTTGGCTATCCACTCTCGCCGCTGTTGGCAGCTACTGCAGGCCATGTGATTGCTTGTAGTGGATGGCAAGCATTGCTATCTCATCTATCGCTGCTGCAGCCATACGGTTTGCCCTGGTCATAAAGATTGCAACGGGATCGCCAAGCGTCACGCCAGCCTCATGGATATTCATGGCCACGGTTACGCTAGATATCTCACCGGCAGCCTGATGCAGATCGCACGACACCTGTGCGGGGATTACGTCGCCGTCCTGATCCACTAGCATCAGCGCCTTACCGCCTGGAACGCCGCGAGCCGGACGCTCTGTCAGATATAGTTTGGTAGCCATCACTTACCAAATGCCTCACGAATCTCTTTGATCATGTCGATGATCGTCATGGTCTGGCGCTTCTCTGCATATGCGAACCATGCGCGCACGAATACCCAGGCTGGAAGGCCGCAGACGAAGTGCAGGCCAGCCAGCGCGACAGAGCCATGCCATACCTCTGCCCATGCGTGCAGATCGAGCCACTGCACAACGAAGGCACCGCCACACACAGAGGCGATGACAGTACAGATCAGGGCGACTACCCACTCGCGCGTGCTCTTGGGCTGGGTCATAGCCATTACGACAATGGCGGCGAAGGTAGCGCCGAAAAAGAAGCCAGCGATCTTAGTCAGACCTAAGCCAGCCAGCGCTGTTGATGCCGGCTCGCTCATAGATTGATTCCTCATAGTGTTTTTCCCAGGCTTGGCCGTTGGTGAGCCGTCCGTGGTGGCTGAACTGCGGTACATTGAATCCCCAGTCACGGCCACGAGCTAACCCGCCGGGGAGCAAAGGCGCCGTGGCATGACTGGAAAACTGGAATAAAAAGGCCTGATGGGGTCAGGCAAGGGAGCGATGGGGTCGCTGTGAATCGGGCATAAAAAAGCCCCGGCGGATTAGGCCAGGGCTTCAGGTGACAACTCGTGCAATATGACTAAATATTCGCTCATCTGCTCACCGCTTGCAACCACTTTTTACGCTGCTTCGCCTACCTTCAAACAATGATCAACCAGCAGCCGCTCTACTGCCTCGTGTGCCTCGCGGTAGTGCTCGTTCATCCACTTGTCCGTTACGCACTTCCATCGGCGCAGCGTGCCTTCAGGTGTGCCGTCATTGTCCCAGCTGTGTAACACATAGAAGGCATCCGGCAGGCTTCGCGTACTAGTCTGTCCATTCGCGCGCTTGGGCATCACCCACGCAGTGACAGCCTTCAACCTGAATAGCTGATGTGCTGGCGTGACGGCATTGCGTGACAGCCAGTGTATTGCCTCCATCACTTCAGCATTGTTGATGCTCCGCCGCGCAACCAGCGTGTACCACTGGGCCCTGGTCAGCTCCCTATGCAGCATGCCGCGTGTCATGGCGTCCTGCGTCAGTCTTTCCTCTGCACTCAGCCCCGACCCTTCACTGCGCGTTTCAGGGAATCCCGCCTGGTAACGCATCTGCCAGCCTGACTTGGCAGTGCCGTCGTTGGTCTCGATCGACATTACACGCGCTATGCAGTGTCCTGCGTCTTTGTAGATCATCGGTCAATCCCCTGTGAAGTTGCCGCGCGCACCGTCGCGCGAGCTTTGTTGGTAGTGCCTCTCGGCACCCACTGGCCTATCTTGTTTCTCAACCAGGGCCTGTAGCACTTTCGTCATGCTGATCTGCTTACTAAGGCAACGGCCTAGCTGCCTGGTGATGTCCTGCTCCGCCATCGGATGCCAGCCAATCCCATCACAAGCGGTGCAATCAAGGTCATGGAACACACCGCTTGTAGTGCCCTTTCCTCTGCACACGCCGCACATATCTGGTAGGCCGGTGGCTTTACTGGCTATGGTCACACTGCATCCTCTCTATGAATCATCACGCACTTGTCCAGATCGTCAGGGTCATGGCTTGTGAACATCGCGTCACGCGGCCCCGTCACGATATAAACCCCAGCACCACCCGTTACATTGAGAGTGCGCCGGTAGCCGTCGTCGGTCTCCCAGATATCAAGGCCGGGCTCTACTCGCTCCCACACTGGCCAGTCAGTCAAAGTATTCGCGCTCCCAGCCGCTGCCCTTCTTCTTCACCGCGACAAACCGCACCGGGAACTGATCGGCTGCGACCTTTATCTTCACCCTGGCGTCATCAGTCCAAAAACCTTTCACCTCATGTTGTTCGAGCAGTCCATCAGCGCGCATCACCGAGAAATCCGGGCTGTAAAAAGTGTTATCTGCCAGCCTGAATTTGATTCCCTCAAAGCGGTACCACAGGATTTCACCAGCGGCCTTGAGCGCGCCCAGGTATCGGTCATAGGCCTGCTCTGTCTTGTTCATCTTGCCGACCTTCAACCTGCCCAGCGCCTGCATTCTCGTCAGTGAATTAGCTGTTTTCTGCATAACTTCATCCTCCCCACAGAGAAATACAGGATTACGCGCAAAGCCCCGCCTGATCTGGCTTCGCGTCATTTGAAAGAAGTGCAGGAACAGCCACTTTTGCACCATGCGCCTCAGCAAAACCCAGCTCATCAAGCCGCGCATGCCAGCGCTCCAATGCCTCTCGGCGGCGCTCCATCATGTCGCGGGTCAGGTATGTTTCGGTGGTCACGCCCAAGGTGTGATTGATCAGCAGCTCACCCACCATGTGATCAACGCCAATGTCAGCCAGACTCGATCGCATCAGCTTGCGTAGGTCATGGCTGGACCACTGCCGGCCACTCACTTCACGGAACAGGGCATGCGCGCTGGTATCCGCCATGCAATTGCCGCCGCGTACCGAGAAAACCCAGGCGGCCTTCAGCCGTGGGTCTGGCAATGCCTGTCGGTACTTGTCCAGCAGAGCCAACACTTGCGGGGTTAGCGGTAACACATGCTCACGGCGGCTCTTGGTGTTGGCCTCTGGTATCACCCACACCCGTTCATCAAGCGACACATGAGACCAACGGGCCTTCAGCGTCTCCGCAATGCGCGTACCGTGCGCCAGCATCATCAGCGGCAGCATCGCCTTGGTGGGGTCGTCTTTGAAGAGCTCAACCAGCTGGCGAACCAGTCCGGCCAGATCCACTCGAGAAAGCCGTGCAGGCTTTGGCCGCAGCTTGCCCTTATAGAAATCCCGAAAGGTGGTGCCCTTCAGCGGGTTATCCTCAATGCGCCCCTGCCCCTCAGCCATACCAAACGCTTGGCGCAGCCCCTGCAAAGCCTTCTGCACACTGCGCGGCGCCAGCACCTGGTGCATGGGGAATATCAGCTTGTCGTCCAGGGCAACACGGTCGACCTTCTTCAGTGGCAGCTTGCCTACCCTTGGCAGTACATGCTTACGCATCAGGCACACCATGCTGCCCCGGTACTTCTGCGAGCGGGTACCGTCATTCTCAATGCGCGTAATCCACCAGCTCACTACGTCGCCGACCGTCTTCATTGCGCTCACGCCTTACCCTCGCTTATAAGCTTGTTCAGTTGCGCCCGCACCGCCGGACCAAGGTCGCCAAGCAGCCCCAGCTCACGCTCAACTTGAATTCGGTTCTTACGCAAGCCCAGCAGGCGGCGAGCATTAGCCTTCACCGCCGTTTCACGCTGCAGGCAGTCTTTACGCTCCTGAGCCAACTCCTTCACAACCTCATCAGGCAGAGTGGCCAGGTTCACGCCGTGGCGGATCGCTTGGCGGGTTGCTGGGGTCACTGGCAGTCACTCCCTTCCTGCGGGCGTTTTGGGGTCATTGGAATACCTCGAAGACGTGGAAAACGATCACGCCATCCAGTTGAAGCACGGTCCCTATGAACTGATCGCGAACGTCATTTTCAAAAGGCTGTCCAGTGGCAACCACCCGGAACTTCCTGTCTCCGGGCAGATCGTCGTGATGCACCAATGCCCACAACTGCAGATCGCCGCACTGTTCGTGAACAGAAAGAATTTGTGCCTTGCCAGGGATCGGCAGAACGGTCTCACCAATCTTTAACTTGTACTTGAGCACCTGCGATGTCATACCCCCTCCTTGACCGTGATCCCGGCTTCGTTCAGGGCGCGCATCATGTCAGCGATATACCTGCCATCGTTGAAGCTTCCGCCTTCCACATCATCGAAATAGTCCTGGTACACCTCGGAACAACGGTTAGGCAGCGTCACAACCAGCGCGACGCGAGAAATCTGATAACCAAACCAGCATCCCTGCACATACTCGTTCTCGTAGTCGCTCTGGCCCTCTGCGCGCTTGAGCCAAGGCGTATCGATGAAACCAACGACAGGGTGATCCAGCTCCAGCATCTGAGACTCAAACTCTGCCCGCAATTTCTCGTTATCCATGCTCAAGCCCTCCCCTGCAAAGTCGCCCGCATCGCATCGAGCGCAGACCGAGCCTTTGCCGGGTCACCCAGCTTTGGCAGCGCCTTCTGGTCTGGTGGTGGCGGTTCACTCAGCACAGCGCCGCTCATCAGCTGCTTTTGAACCTGCTGGTAAGCCCTCTCAAACTTCAGGCGTGACGTGTGCCCAGACAGCGTCAGCAGGCTGTGGCGGCTGCACGCCAGCGTGGCGTGAAATACCGCCTTGTGTGTCCACTTCTCATGGCCGATCGATGCAGGGTGAGAGTTACGCAACGCCTCGCGATACGCCTGCTCAAGCGGTGGCAGGCCCAGCTCTTCCGGCTCAAACTGGCACCAGCCGACAAACTCCCCGAGCGAGGGCAGGAACGCTGCAGCCTTGCCTGTTCGCGCCCGGCACACGCGCTTGCCGCGGTCGATCTGCTCCTTGTGCACAACGCCAGCCTCAACAAGCGCCTTGGTCCACTCCTGTTTTGCAGCGTCTAGCGTCGCCTTATCCGGCCAGTCACGGTGGTGTGCCGGGCAAATAATCATCAGGTCGGCAAATAGGCGGTTGAGAATCTTCGCGTCATCAGCCGTCAGCTCCCGCGCCGGCTTGCGGTTCTCTGGCAGCGTCGGCAGCATACCGTTCTCGGTAATGCCCTTGGTTAGGTCGTCGATGGTTTTCATATCTCAAGCCCCTTGATCCAGTTCGTATCGTCCGGGTCAGCAGGTTGCGGGCGACCGCTAGGGAAAGGCACAACGCGTTGCGCGTTCGCCTTGTCGCGCTTAACCCAGCGCACCAGATCAGCAGTCCACTCCTTGGGGGTTTTCACCTGGCCGCGGGGCTCGTGGTGCAGCACAAACGGAGTAATGGCATCATTTGTGAAAGTGGCCAACGGCAGACCAGCGCGTTTGGCATAAGCCGCCAGCAGGCGTTCTTCGGGTTGCCAGTCCAATATCATCGCCACAGGTGAATCAGGGTCGGGGGTTGGCTCTGGGTCGCCAGTGTTGGCAGGTTCGCCCGCGCTAGTGTGTGAGGGGTTTAACTCTTCTTTAGTTCTAGCTCCGCTAGGTGTCCCGTTTTTGTCCGCATCGGGTGCGGACACTTTGCGCGCAGATGCCTTGCGCTTTGCTTCCATACTGCGCCGCTTAGCGGAGGCCCCGTTGTGCTCATCAAAGTTAACAACGCAAACGCCTTCTGGATGGTCCGCCAACCAGCCGATATCCACCAACGCAGCGCCCAAGCCTTTAACGCCCGTCTTTCGGTCGATTGCACCGGGTGTCAGGCCCGGCAAAACGCCGTCTTCTGAGTGCTCGTCAGCCATAGCCCACAACCAGTACAGAGCACCCACGACCATAGCTTCAGATTGATCGGTTAAGTCGCACAGCCGTGACACCCTCGGGTCGTCCCAGAGGTTAGTACGCATCTTGATCCATTCACCGGCCATCAGTTGCGCCCTCCCAGCTTCTGAGCCAACACCACCAAACCGCGGGGCGTGACGCGCACCTGTGACGCAACCCGCTGCTCACCATCTTCACCAACGCCAATCACTGACGTCTTGTGCCACAGCAGCCCTTGAGACAAGCGGGGCTCAAACGCGATCCAGCGCGCAGAGCTTTGTCGGCGATAAATCCACCGGTTGTCACGCAGCCAATCAATCAGCGCCTTGGGCTGCACACCCAAATGCTTTGCAGCGTCCGTCATGCATAGCGTGCCTTTGGCGTCCGCAATGCGCTCAAGCGCCTGCACCTTCGGCTCCTGCTCTTTCACCACAAGGCGCAGCGAATTGTTCTGCTCTGCCAGGTCAGCAGCCAGACGCAAGGCTTCAGGAAGGGATTCAGGGATGTGGCGCTGCTGGTTGCGAAGCTCATTTAGCTTGCTGGTAACGGATCGGCGCACAGCTTTTGATTCACGCATCAGTACCCAAAGGCACTGATCAAGTTTGAGCCGCAAATCGCGAGACTCAGTCTGGTTTGGATTCTTCACTACGAAAGTTTCGTAGTGCTCGCCTTCAAGCTCATCTTCACAGCGGGATATAAAGTCATTGCGACGAACAGCCCGCTCGCCATAACTCTCACGCGCCTGGTTAACCAGGGCCAGCAGCTCACTGGATTGCATAGTGCGCTCCGGGCTATTGCTCATCATCAAGTCAGTTGTCATAATCACCTCGTCTAGTAAGCCCCGGCCGGGTCCCCACCCATCAAAGCCGGGGTTTTTTATTGCCTGTATGAAAAACCAGCACTACGGATGGCCTTAACCAGAAATCAGGCAGCGCCTATCATTTCTCCATCGGACTCAAGATCCCACGGGAACTCAGGGCAAAGATCCTTCCGGTTGACGGCACCCTTGGTAACTCGCTCAATCTGAAGCGCTCGATTCGCTGGCACAGGCCGTTCACCGCTTGCCCACTGGTTGACTGTGGGCGGCTTAACGCCAAGCTGCTTTGCCAGCGCTGCCTGGCTGCCAACGAGCTTGCTGGCCGCGGCAACGGCTTTCTTTGGGGTCATGTCGATCCTCCATTGGTTTCAGGTGAAAGAGTAAGGCATTGGCTAACACTAAAGCAAGTCATTGCCTAATAACCACCTACACGAGTTAGATTAGGCAATGCTTACAGGTACAGAATTAGGTAAAGCCATTGAGGCTGCGAGGTTAAAGAAGGGTGTCAGCAAGGCTGATATGGCCCGGCATTTCGACGTCAAGCCGCCATCCATTAGTGGATGGATAGCAACAGGCCGCATTGACAAGAAGAAGCTTTCCGAGCTTTTCGAGTACTTCAGGGGCGATGTGGGCCCTGAGCATTGGGGTTTGGGTAATCAGCCAAGCATGATTTATGGAGACCATACAGAGAAGGAATCCATGAGTCTGGGCGAGCCAGATGTCACTGCCGCCTACGGCAATGTTTTCATGAAAGACCTTTCTGAAATAGTTACCCCTCGTAGCAAGTCCGCCTTGGATAGAATCATTCGCGCATCAGCGGAAGGACGGCTAACTGAGGACGACATAGACCTTCTTCAGCGCATAGCTGAGAGGTTCGAGGGTTCAAAAAGGCCGACCGCTGCGGCAGGCGGAAACCATAAAAGACTTAGGGATAAGTTAACCAAAAATGATTCAGACGCTACGCAGTAATGCTTTCGCGGGGGCGTTAACAGCCCCGAAGTCACAAGGCATCAACCCTTTGTTTCGCGCAAAAATTCGCATAGGCAAAGCTAGCGTGCATTGTTATGTGAAGCCCCAGCCTGACTCCATCAGATGTCCAGCCACGAGAGATATCGTTCAAAATCAAGAATTGCCCAGCGAGGCTTTGGGCTATGTGCTCGCAAAGTCCTGTGGCTTCGAGGTGCCTGCCGCCGCAGGGATAATACTCCTGCAGGCAAACCAGATACCCGAAAACACGCTGGCATGCCTGCGGGGCATCTCGCCGGACGGGGTACAAGAGGACTATCTATGCTGGTTCTCTCAAGATATGGCCTACCCCAACCTTTTGGAAAAGCATCTTGACGGCATTAACATCCCCTTTCTTCAACAAAGACGTTTGAAGCGCATAGCCGCCGAATTAGCCAAATCAGAAGACACTGCGAGCATAGTGGCGTTCGATGACTGGCTGGTTAATTCTGACCGCCACCCCGGCAATCTGCTGTCGGTAGCGGGCGGGAAGATGATGCTTATCGATCATGGGCGTATACTGGCTTATCCTAACTGGAAGCCCGGCAACTTGGGCGTTCTTGGTTCTGGGATGGTGTTGGAAAACCGGCTAAGCACTTTTCTCGATAAGCATGAGACGGCTTGGAGTCAGAAGCTGCCGAACAAAAGCAAAATTCTTATGGCTTACCAGGCTTTCGCTATGAGCTTCAGGGCTCACGGTGAATCGGCCGCAAGAGAAGCTCTCGCGCATCTTTTTGACGTGGCGGAAATCGACGCTATCCTCCATCTACTTCGCAATCAGCACGACTCGCGTGCTTACGCTAAATCACACGGCATGGTGATATGAACCGTTTAGCAAGACTGCGCCAAGAGCTGCATACCGACACGACGCCCGCCTATCAAGGCAAGTGGCGGGCTATTAGCATGCGCTTGGACGAATATACCGATGAGTATCTCAATGTCGGGGTTATGTTTTGCCATGGCGGTCGGGTTGAAGTCCGCATGCTGGATTCTTTTGATCGTGTGAAATGCCTTTATACTGATCGAGTCGACCTGTCGAGCCTGACCCACCTGATGCTGGATATAGAAGACACTGTGCGTCAGTCCAAAGGAGACCTTCCAGAAGAGCTCAGCGATTCCATACGCCTGGGCCCCGCCCTGTTTGCCTCTGGTGACGACTTAGATGGGCTTGTAGATGACTTTTTCGATGACGCCGTGACCCTGGGTAAGCCCACGAACAAGAAGCCGAGGTCAAGCTTCCGCTACAGGTCCAATTACAAGGTAAGAGAAACCGTCTTCGAAATAATGAAGGAGAAAATGGCTCTCGAGGCCGAAAATATCATTCGTCAGGACCCATACCGTCTTCAACTCAATAACAATGCGTTAATAGACGTAGATATACCCCTGCTCAATGCTAAGGCCGCAGGCACAATCGTTTCGGCTTGGTATAAAAGCCCGCTCGTAGTGGAGAACAACCTTTTGCAGGCCGCTTCAGACCTTCTTTTGGTTTACAGCAATTCGGACCGGCGCAAAGCTGCAATGTCAGTCCTTATGCCAGGGCCGAGCAGCGGACTGACTACACGAGAGCTTAACAAGCACGAATTCGCTGCAGAGCGTCAGCTGGACCGGCTGAAGCGCTCCGGGATTGATGTCCTGCAAGCGAGATCAAGTGATGAGCTGGCCAACCTAACCATCGATTGGTGGCAGAAAGTAGCCTAAAGAAATACGCGAAATATCCCAACCCGCTTCGGCGGGTTTTTTTGTGCCCACACTAAAATAATTAGGCATTACCTATTGACTCAATATTAGGCATTAGCTAATGTTCACATCAAGCCAGCAACAAACGGCCCAGCCGGTTAATAGCCGCACGAGGCGAAGAGACCTCACGCTCTTTACACAATCAAGCGCAATACCAAACAGACCGCAGTGCCTCTACTGGCGACCGGCGATCCGACAGGCCCGAAAGCCTGCCCATGCTGGGAAAACCCAGCAGCGGACGAAGTTGGACGACTGAACCGTGCGAATGACCCAGCACGCACTGCGCCCCGCCCCACCCTGGCGGTTGTAAGGGTAAAGATTTCCTCGATGGCCTTGGCGACAGGGCCATCCGGAAAATCGAACAGGAGAATCGACATGACATACGGAAGAAGCCCGCTTGAGATTGCAGAAGATCGGCTACTTCAGATGGCAGCACCCCATTTCAACATCAGCCGCGCTGACGCTCAGCGGTTTTGCATTCAGGTCAGGGAGATCGCCAAACCGCAACGCGAGCAGGCTACTGCCCTGCTGGATAGCTGGACAGGATCGCAGGCTGACATCAATGCAGCGCTTGACCTGTACCCGCACTGGCAGCACGCCGCAACGAGGATGCGCGCATGAAGCGCTTCTTCAAGCCAATGCGCGGCTGCCGGATCTTCGCCAGCGAGAAGCACATGACCGAGAAGCCTGGCACGCTATTGGGCTGGTGCGAAAAGGTGGACGGAAACGTCTGCATATTCAAGCCGCCGTGCAGTGACAAGCTCGATCGCTTCATCTGGCAATTCAAGGATGGACCGAACGACTGGTACGAGTATGCAGCATGATTTCTCATGCCGATTCACTGAGTCGGCATCGGAAATAAACAAGAGCGTGAACCCCTTCACGCTAGCCCCTGGCTTTAGCCACACCAGCGCCAGCAGGGGCAGGTACATTATCAGCAGGCAACCAAGGAGAAGGAAATGCTCACACTGTCACGCAAGATAGGCGAAACCATCATCATCAACGCAGGCGGCCACCAAATTGAGATTACCGTGCAAGGCGTTCACGGCAACCAAGTAAGGCTGGCGACCGCCGCTCCAAAATGCGTAGCCATTGACCGCAAAGAAATCTACCAGCGCAAGCTGGCAGGCGTTCCTCACAGCTAGCACCGCTGTAACCCACCCAGAACCAAACCTTTAACCCCGCAACCCCCGCGGGGTTCTTTTTGCCTGTTCGTTCATCGTGCGGCGCGCCGCAGGGAGTATGCAATGACCATCCTAACCAGTGAGCACTGGCAGGGCGTTACCGGCCTGCTGAGCGAGCGCGAGCTCGACTTCACGCTGCGCGTTGCCGAGGGCAATACGGACAAGCAAATCGCTAAAGAGGTTGGCCTGGCACCAGACAGCGTGCGCAAGCGCGTCTACAGCGCCATGTTCAAGCTGGGCGCCAGCAGGCGAGCACAGTTAGTAGCTGAGGCCATGCGCCGCGCAATTATCACCCCGCTACTGCTGCTGCTCATGGTCGCCATGACAGCAGTACAGGCCACCCCCGACCACCAGCCAGTAACACGCAACCGCATTGTCCGAGTGAAGGGCGGCGGGCGTCGTGATGTTGATGTGAGTGTGTTTCGGATTTGTTGATAAATAAGGAGCAAGAAATGGATAAAAGGCTATTAACTGGAGTTGCTTCGGCCCTTGGATTTTTAGGCTCTTCGCTTGAGCAAAAGCGCCACTATGGACGCCCGCTGTCGCGCCACTATCGCAATCCTGACGACCCAGTGCAGGCGCGGCGCATTGATGCGGCTAAGGCCAAGCGCAAACGGAAGGCTTGCGCTCTCCACAACCAAACGCTAAGGGCGGAGCATGGGCAGCTAGCGCATCGTTCGCCGGGGTTCGTTGACGGCATGCCAGCCAACATAGTTCCGGCATCGCTGTCGCCAATGTACATCGCAAAATAACCCATCGCCCTTTCACTGAGAGGGCATCGATTAGCGTTTTGTCACCTGCCTGGCGTCAGGGCTTACCCTAACGGGGAGTGCGCTCATAAGAGCCGGTTCGATCCCGAGCAGAACGCTATTCGATGTATCAAGCCGCGCCAACACTGAAAGATAGACGGGCAGTGTTGGCCGTGCGACCCAGCACTGGCGGCAGTGCAATGCATCACAAGCGACACCAGCTAAGAGGTGTGACAGCCGGAGAGACGGCACTTAACCAATGGCGAACGGCCGCCTACCACTGCCGCGATCAATCGGAGGACACGCCATGAAGTAGCCGAAAGCGCATAGCGCCACATCGAGGTCAGCGTATGCCAGAAGGCGCTGATCAGAACCTGACTGGTAGGGGCCAATCGGCCAACGATGTTACCCCGCATCAACCGGGCAACCGGTAGGCCAACGAAAGCATATAGCGTCGAAGTGCAGCGGGGGCCGTAACTGCTGCATGGAGCTGGATATCGGCCCAATCACCCCGGCAGGGCCAAAGGCTGCTGTGGGGATGTATTGGTGAGTAGTCGGGCGGAACGTGCGTACCGTTGACCTGGTGGCCCGGCACGGGGCCTAAACCTATCGGGAAGGCCTTTCGAGGCCGCGACTATTCAGCCAATGCATTAACCAGCACCACCCAACCCCCTCCCCCTTTCAGTGTCCGTAAGCATGCAAGACATGCCTATGGGCGCAACTTAATACTGCAAGGAGCCAACATGCTGACCAAAGACCAGGCCGTCAAATTCATGGTTTACCGGATACTCATGCTGGAACAGGCCAGCACGCTCGAAGACCTCTATGAGTTGGAAGAGTGGGCTGATAAAGACTTGAAGTACATACGCAAGCAAAGAGCCATGCTGCCGGTCGAGATTGGCGGGGTCCGGCGTGAAATAGAGCGGACCTTAAACAAGCGCGCAGGCGAGCTAGAGCGCGAAGCTCGGGCGGCAAAAAACTTCATGATGGCTATGGGTGCACTGACCCGCCCGACTCTCCACGGTACCCACCCATGAGCGCCAGCATCCACCAAGCGATCGCCGAGCTGAAGCACGCCAGCGGCGAAACTTCGTTCACGGTAGAACTGCCTGATGGTGGGTCGCTGATCTACATCGGTGCTGATGAGCAAGATGTAATGGCTGCTGTTGTTGCCAGCGGCGCAGAGGTAGCGCAGCGCCATGCACGTCAGCGCCAGCAGAGGCCAACACCATGCTCAGACTGATTCTGTGGGACTGCGCCAGGTTCATAGCATTCTGGGGCACCATCCTGGCTGGCTTTGCCGCCGTCACTTCAATAGGCCAAACATGAAAAAGCAACCAATGCCGGTGGTGTATGTCGCCGGTCCCTACCGCGCAGAGACGCGCGCAGGCGTAACGCTCAACATCCAAACAGCTCGCGCCGTCGGGCTGGCCGCCATTCGCAAAGGCTGGTCTCCCATCATCCCGCACGCCAATACCGGCGACCTAGATGTGATTGATCCAGATATTGGCGATCGCTTCTGGCTTGCTGCAACGCTCGAGCTGATGACGCGCTGTGACGCTGTGTTGCTTTGCCCTGGCTGGGAGCGCTCAGCGGGCACGCTGGCAGAGATAGATGCAGCCAATCAACAAGGCCTACCCGTGTACCAAAGCGCCTATCAGCTGCCCTCTGCCGAAGACTGGCGCCAGCAAGAGCTGGTCGAGATCACCGCCGAGGCCTAACCCCCACCCTCCCCGTTAAGGGGTATGGAGAATAACCATGTGGTTCAACAACCTCATTCTGTACCGTTTTTCCCAAGCAATCCCGTTCAGCCTTGAAGAACTGATCCAAGCCCTTGAGCAGAGGCCAGCGCGCAGCTGTGCCAGTCAAGAAACTCATACCCTTGGCTGGGCCACGCCATTTGGTCGCCACTCGCAGAACATCGTTCAGGTGGCTGCAGGCTTTTGGCTGGTGGCCATGCGCAAAGACGAGCGCGTTCTACCAGGCAGCGTTATCAAGGAAGCGCTGGCCGAGAAGGTAGAAGCTATCGAAAACCGCGACTCGCGCAAGGTCTACAAGAAAGAGCGCGACACGCTGAAAGATGAGCTGTTGATGGAGCTGCTGCCGCGAGCATTCACCCGCAGCCAGACTACGTTAGCCCTGATTTGCCCTGCAGATGGCTGGATCGCGGTTGATACGTCCAGCTTTGCACGAGCCGAAGACTTGCTGAGCTTGATGCGTGAGTGCACTGGCACCCTCCCCGTTCGACCGGTCAGCGTGAAGATGGCACCGGCCGCAAGCATGACGCAGTGGGTTAAGGATGGCAAAGCGCCGGAAGACCTGCTGATCGGCGATAACTGCGAGCTGGTTGATACCGGTGACGAAGCTGGGCAAGTGCGCTGCAAGCACCAAGACTTGGCCAGTGATGAAATTCAGCTGCACTTGTCGGCAGGTAAGCAGGTAACCCAGCTCGCACTGCAGTGGCAGAGCAAGGCTAGCTTCACCCTGACTGACAAGCTCGTTATTAAGCGCCTGCGCTTTGAAGACTTGGTGCGTGACGAGGCCGACGATCAAGCCGGCCATGATATGGCCAGCCAGCTCGACGCATCCCTGATGATTATGGGCGGCACCCTTTCCGAACTCATCCCATCAATTTGCACTGCCCTTGGCGGTGAAGATGCGCCCCAGGGTATTTGACCTGGCGGCACGGCGATAAATCACATAACCCCAAGGAGCCAGTCATGGCCAGAGGCGTCAATAAAGTAATTCTCATCGGTAATTGTGGCGGCGATCCAGAAGTCCGCTACATGCCCAACGGTAACGCAGTCGCAAACGTGACACTCGCCACCAGCGACACATGGAAAGATAAGCAGAGCGGCCAGCAGCAGGAGCGTACCGAGTGGCATCGCGTGGTGTTCTTCGGGCGCATTGCCGAGGTGGTCGGCGAGTACGCACGCAAGGGCTCCAAGCTCTACATTGAGGGCCGCCTTCAAACCCGCGAATGGGAGAAGGATGGCATTAAGCGCTACACCACTGAGGTTGTCGTTGATATCGGCGGCCAGATGCAGCTGCTCGACGGCAAGCCCAACGACCAGGCGCCACGGCAGCAAAACCAGCCTCAGCAGCGCCCTGCTGCGCACTCGAGACCTTCAGAATCCGCGCAACAATCGGCGCCGGATTACGACAGCTTCGACGACGATATTCCCTTCTAGGTCATACCGCTTAACCCCTTCAGGCCGCTGGCCAGAGGTGAACATGAACGCCCGTCTCAAGCCTCCAGCAGTTACAACCGCCGAATCTCACCGCAAAGCTTTGATCAAACTTCTGAATCAGGCCAGCCACAGGCATCACTTGTGGGAGGTGTTCGGTGACTTTATTGAAATGTCCGCCATTGCCCTGGCCAACTCAACTGACCTGACCCAGCACGAGCGCCGTGAGGCTCGATATATGCAGCTGATTGGGCGATACGAGCCAGCAGAACAGAAGCTGTTCCCCAAGATGTTCGGCGAGCTGACCCTGGCGATGGAGTTTGGGCCAGACGATGTGCTGGGCAGGGTGTTCAGTGAGCTTGAGCTAGGCAACAGCGCCCGTGGGCAGTTCTTCACGCCTTACCACCTATGCGCGCTAATCGCTCAAGTCAATGTTGGGGATGGCGCAAACTGCCGCGAGCTCATACGGCAGCGCGGCTTTGTCAGGGTCAGCGAGCCCGCTGCAGGTGCTGGAGCAATGGTGATAGCCATGGCTGAGGCAATGAACAAGGCAGGCATCAACTACCAGCAGCACATGCACGTAGTCGCCCAGGACGTAGACAGCCGCGCGGTGCACATGGCCTTCCTGCAGCTATCGCTGCTGCATATCCCGGCCGTTGTGGTGCTGGGCAACACCTTAGCCCTTGAAGTGCGCGAACAGTGGTTCACGCCTGCCCACATCATGGGGCTTTGGGGCGTAAAGCTGGAACGGGGTTATGCACTGGGCAGTGAGATGGATTCAAGCCCTAAAGTGGATCCATTGGATTCGGCACAACCGCCCTCTGCACCGCCAGTTCAAATAATCAGAGAAGAGCAGTTAGTGCTTTTCTAGTCGAGGCAATCAATGGGTAAAAACACCGGACGGCGGCGCCTGGAATACAAGGCGTGGACGCCACAGGAGGATGCTGTGCTGCGCGATCTGTGGAAAACGCACTCTTTAAACCAGTGCTCTGAAGTTATGGGGCGCGGCACGAGCTCGATCTATAACCGCGTGCAAAAGCTGCAACTGAAGCGCACCGAGGAATACAAGGCAATCACAGGCTGCGGACAGTTCAAGCCGGGGCACAAGACCTGGAATGCTGGAAAGAAGGGTTGGCAGGCTGGCGGGCGATCAACTGAGACCCAGTTCAAGCTGGGGGGCAAGCCATCAAACACCTGGCGGCCAATCGGCGCAGAGCGCGTCAGCAAAGACGGAATACTGTTCCGCAAGGTGGCCGATACCGGCAACAAAAAGCAGGACTGGCGGGCCGTGCACGTCCTGATATGGGAAGAACGAAACGGCCCTCTACCCGACGGCCACATAATCATATTCAAGGACAAGGATCGCGCCAACCTCGCCCCATCGAACCTTGAGGCCCTTACCCGTGCCGAAAATATGCAGCGCAACAGCATCGATCGGTACGGGCCCGACTACCGGAGCGCCGCGCTTACCCTCGGATGGTTCCGGCGCAAGCTCAACAAAATGGAGAACGCCAATGCAGACCCTAAGTGATTTGCGCGAAATCCTTGGCAAGACCATGAGTGGCGTGCTCGATGGCAAGTACACCGTTGACCAGGCGCGCGCCGTCGCTCAAGTCGCATCTGAAGTGAACGCCTCTGCAAGACTTGAGGTTGATATGGCTCGCGCAACCGACGGCGACTACAAGGGATCTGGCTTTATCGAGGTCGACCCTAAGCCGCACCTTCGCCCCGCTATCGCCAACAACCGCCAGTAGCCACCGCATAACCGAGGTAATCCCCATTGATAACCGTGAACTCGTACTTCTGCGGGGCAGGTCTTATGGATATTGGCCTTATGTCCGCCGGCCTAACCATCAATCAGGCCTTTGAGCTAGACCCTG